CTACTTTAATCTTTTCATCTATTAATTGTACCTTACTGGCCAGTGGTGCAGTATCAGATGAATGTTCTAAGTGTGCTTTAGACAAATAACCAAAAATACCCATACTGGTAATCAACATTAGAATAACACATGCAGCCGTTAGGTATGATTTCATACCAATGTGTACAGTCTTCCAGTTACGATACAACCAAGATACTGTTACAAGTTTGGCAGCCTCAAGTGTTGAACCCATAATAATGATTGGCCAAAAAGAGCCAGGAAATATGGCTGCCAAACCTATAACAGAATAGTAAGCAGCAACACCTGATAAGGCCATTGCTGTTAGAAATGTAAGAAAAATCATCCGAAAAAGTCCATAAGTGAGTTAGTCTTTTCTGCTTGCCATTGCATACAATCCAGAATTACACGGATTGGTTCCAAGAAAGCTTTGTCGAATTGTACATCATAATCAATATAGTTGTCAAGCTCGAATTCTTTTGGTAACCTAGAAGGATAGGAAACAACATCCGATTTGAAATGATTTGGCATTTTAAGATAGGTGAATTTAATCTTTTCACCTTCTTGGATACGAGGATACTTCTTCTCCAAGTCAAGTTGTTTTAGATTATGATTGTATATGATGGCACCACGAACATGAATTGGTGTGCCTTTTTTATACATTGTTACCGAATCTGAATAAGTTGCCAAGCCATTCATGCCACGTGGAAAAGATATTTCTTCTGGTGGTAACTTTTTGAAATCTTCTTTGAACTTGGCAATAAATGTTTGTACATCATCTTCTGTACCAGTCATCATCAACTTAATTGCTTCTTTCATCTTCTCACGGATAGCCGATGGTGTAGATGATTTAACCATCTCAAGACCCATGACTTTCATGTGAGGTTCGGCATACTGAACGCCTTCGTTGTTATATACATTTAGAATGTATCGTTTCTTGGCAGTCCATACACCTTTGTCGGAAAGACCTTCACGTTTCATCTGCATCTTCTGCTCATAGGCATGAACATAGTCAGCCAACTCCTGATACGACTTGTCGATATATGGTTGAATCTTTTCTTCACAGATTTTATCCATGAGAGCAATCACCTTTTGTTTATCGGACTTGTCTTTGATAAACTTATCAACGAGTTCACCCATGCGGAGATAGATTGAATCGGTATCAGATGCGATAACATAATCTTTATCTGTACCAAGTAGTTTGTTCATCCACGCATTAATCTTAGCCTCAATCCACCGAATAGACAACTGGCCAGCAGTAGTAACGCCAAGAGCCATTCGTAAATCATAAAAGCGGAAATACTGGCTACCAAGAGCACCATAAGCAGAGTTGAGAGAAACCTTCTTTGCAAGTTGTAGGTTGTTAAATCTTGCAACTCGCTTTTCGATTTCATATTTCTTTCGTTCGTCTTTTTCATTTTCATACTCCTGTGATGCCTGTAACATCATCTTCTTAAACTTCTTGCGGTCTTCATACATTTCTTCCATCATCTTAGGTAAGAAGCCTTGTATGTCTGTACGGAAGAATTGTCCGTTTGGTGTAATAGTCACACCATTCAAATTTGATAGGTTAACTGACTTAAGCAATAATTTATCAACGCTTACACCAGATGAAAGAACTTCACGCATCTCAGGCGTATAATCTACTGGGTCAATTAGAGTCTCTGGACTAATATTGTATTGCATCATCAAGTGAGGATACAAACTGTTCAAGTCAAACGAGGCAACCCAATCATGTTTACCAACCTGAACTTCTTTAACAAATGCGCCTTCGAAAGCGGCATCTTTATCTTGTACTTCACGTGGTGGTACAATAATACCTTTGTTCAGTAGATAGGAATATGTCATTGAATCCCACATACGAGTTTGTGCAAATACATCTTCGTAATTACATTTCGTATCATAGGCCAAAGTCAAAGCCAATTCAATTAACTTCAACTTATCTTCCAGTTTGAGAATCAACTTAACGTCTTTGATGTTATACTCAATAAACTTTTGATAATTCAATCTGTAGAGTTGGTGTAAGTTATCAAACTCATCATAAGAGATTTTACCTTCACCGAGTTCTACCTGAGCAATATTGTCCAAACGATAGGATTCTTGTGACTTTCCACCGGGAGCATACCATTTGTAGAGTTCAATATAGTCAAGTGATTCAACACCAGTAAAACCATATGCAGTCATTGGTCTGCCATTAATTACAGTCTTACGTTCTGATATGTGATTCCATGGAGACAACTTCTTGGTCTCATCTTCACCAAGAATTTTACGAAAACGATTTACAAGATATGGTATATCAAAGAACTTGGTGTTCCAGCCAGTAATTACATCTGGACACTTCTCTTGCCAGAGTTGAATAAACTTCTTACATAGAGTCCACTCATCTTTACATTTGATATAGTGTTCATCACCTTGTACCTCATAATCGCCACATCCAAAGACATAGGTTGCGCCGTTTAGATAGGTGATAGCAATAGCAGTAATAGGTTCATTCGCCTGATAGGGGTCAGGGAAACCATTCTCAGAACCGACCTCGATATCAACGATGCCAACAAGGATTTTATCTATGTCCCAATCAACCATTTCTTCATGTTGGTCGGCAATAAAAGCATATTCAAAACGAGTTTGACCATATATCTTGGTACCACCAGCAACACCATCAAATTGTTTTACGTATTCTCTGGCTTCATAAATGCCATCAAATCTCTTTTTGTCAAGGTAGTTACCATCTAAAGTGGTATATTGAGTTACCTTTTTAGATGGTATATAGAGTGATGGTTCGTAATCAATACGTTGTTTGACACGTTTGCCACCCATGATGCCACGATAGAGAATCTTGCCACCAAGAGATTGTACATTTGTATAGAAGTCTGTCAATTTAGCCTGTTATTAGTTGTTTTGTTGGAGGTAGAATAATTCCAGCACCAAAGATTTGATTGTAGTTGTTAACGAAATCTTCTGCTGGTTCGTAGGAGTATAACACAGAAGCACGGTCTATGTCAACCTTCCTGTCCTTCTTTTCCGTATCTGCATATACTGGCCATGGTGCAAAACCAATATTTGGTTTACCATCAGAACCACGCATAACTGCAATGCCAATAGGATTGAGAATTTGGTATCCTGTACCAGTTTCGGTAATTTCACCCATGATTTCTTCATTATTTTTCAATTTTATTACAAGTAAATTTGTCATTTTGATCCTTATCAAGAGTTTATAAATAATAGTATATTATATATGACTTCGTTTGGATACGCAATGTATCTGTGTTGGTGTTATGTCTGTCAACGTTTTCATGTACTCCACGACTAAATTAAATGGATCCAATTACCCTCTTTGCGATGGCCAATGCTGCTGTGTCTGCGGTAAAGGCTGGGTGTAAGTTATACAAAGATATTAAAGGTGCTGCAGGAGAAGTAAAAGACGTTCTCAAGGATCTTGACGACCAATTTTCTAAACTACATCCACCAGATAAACCACCAACAGTTGAACAAAAAAATCAATATATCAAACAAAAAAATGAAGTAATTGAATTAAACAAAAAAGCAGAATCCGGTGAACATACTGGCATCTATCAGGAAATTGGTGATTATCTTGGTCAATATTACGACAATTATTATAAGTGTTTAGCTGTATTTGAAGAAGAAGAACGCCGTGCTGAAACTGAAGTTTATCATGGTGATGCTAGTTTAGGCAAACGTGCTTTACAACGTGTTCTAATGAAAAAACAATTAGAAGCCATGGGTACTGAATTACGACAACTTATGGTTTACGAAAGTCCACCTGAACTTGGTGCATTGCATACTGAAGTAGAAGAAATGATGGAAAAAATGGGTCAACAACAAAAGGTGTTGATTGCCAAAGAAATGCAAAGAGAGTATGCCGCAAAGTTAAGAAAAAAGAAAAGATTAAAAAAATTACAAATGGAAATTGCTCTAGGATTCGTAGCTATAATGATAGCGTCAACTTTTGGATTAATGATTGCTTATGTTGTGGAAGATAGAATTCAAAAGTATCCCTATCTCGGTGACAGATGGATTCCATCCACACCACAAGAACGTAGACTAGAAGCGCTACCAAAAAGGTACATAGGAAGATGATAGAACTATTCAAAGATGTATTTGATTGGTTGTTAAGCAAGGGAATAATAACTGCTTTATTAATAGTAAACGGCATCTACATGGCCGTAATGTGTATTGTATTGTTTATTGTACATTGGTGGCACAAACACCATTAATGGTTGCGGGACCTGGAATCGAACCAAGAACTGAGGATTATGAGTCCTCTGTAATACCGTTTTACTATCCCGCTACTTTTGTTTATTCTCTAAATCGGCTAGTGCTTTCATATATTCAAAAGCCTCATCTTCAGCCTTAGCATCATCTATTTCTTGTGGTGTTTTCTTACGAAAGATTGCATCAAAATTGTTACCAAATGTTTCTTGTGAAACACTATATGGTCTTGGACTAGAACCTTTGCCACCATCAGACATATTACTCTCCGTAAATGAATACGATATTTTCTACTCTAGTGGAATACATTTCACCTTCAACTTTGATGGCTGCGTTCCAGTTCAATAGAACCACATCACCAACTTGAACTTCATCAACATCAGGACCAATTGCAAGAACTTTTGCACGGTCAACTTCATCTGCTCGCTTAAGAATGATTCCTGTAGAGGTTGTTTTTTCACCTTCAATACGTTCAATAATAACTTTATCTGCTAACGGTGTATAATTCATAATCATCCTTGAATATTGGAGCGGTCTGTATGATTCGCACATACCGTTCAAGTTGGACACCTAAACTGTTCTAATAACGACCGCATTAACTGGAGCGGAATAACAGAATCGAACTGTTGACTAAACCTTGGCAAGGTTTCGTTTGACCATTAAACTAATTCCGCATGTGTGTATTATATATGATACTTAGTACCATGGCAACACACATTTTAAAAGTATACCATTACATAGTAGGTGCGTTTCCATTACGGAAACCAACCTCACCACCTTCATCTTTGATTCGTTTGATAACATCTTCAAATAGGATTGGCCTATAATCTGTTTGTTCAACACAAACACAATGATATCTCGGATCAATTGTTGTATCATCGATACGCCATGTTGGTTGATACATCACACGATTTGCATGAAGATGACCATGAATGTTTGTACCAAAACGGCCAATGCTATCAGTATGAATTGGAATATGTGACAGAATCATTCCGTTCATTACATGGTATGCACGTATTTCACGGAAGTGTTGCCTGTATTCTTCATCACGAAAGATATCATGGTTACCACGAATCAGAACTTTGTCACCGTTAAGTCTATGCATAATGCTAAGTGCTTTACGGTTGATAACAACATCACCGAGATGATACACTTTGTCGTTTGGTCGGACTGTTTCGTTCCAACGCTTTACCATTTCTTCATCCATTTCTTCGGGGTTATCCCATGGACGCAGTTTGGTAACACCATCATTACGCATAAATCGGCATACACCAGCATGACCGAAATGCGTATCACTAACTAGAAATACACTTGGCATATTGCCTCCTTATAAAAAAATTGGTCCGGCGTACAGGAATCGAACCTGTATTGATAGCTTAGAAGGCTACTGTATTATCCATTATACTAACGCCAGATAAATAAGTATATGATGACGATTCAAAAAACAGCTGAGCCTCAATTATGGAAAGTTGCACAAGAACTTCCATATAAAGAACATGGATTCTCTACCACAACGAGAGAATTTACTCCATCTTTTAAAAAAATAGAAAAACAATTTGTATTAGATGTATTGGGCAGAAGTAAGAGAATTGAACTCTTGATATCGGAATCACAATCCGAGGTTTTACCACTAAACTAACTTCTGCATAAAATGAACTTATACGATGAACTAGAATTACCTTCAGATTGTACACATAATGATATCAAACAAAAATATCGAACATTGGCACAAATACATCATCCAGATAAAGGTGGTGATGAAGAAAAATTCAAAAGAATTAAATCCGCATACGAAACTTTAATCAATCCAAAAAGAAGAGCACATTATGATTCAACAGGTGAGTACCAAGAAGATATGAGTATTAGAAGTGAATGCCTTAATAGACTGTTAAACATGATAACACATTATGTACAACAGATAAATCCTGAACTTGATGATTTAATTTTAAAAATGAAAGTTGATATCTACCATGCTCAACAAAATGTAAATAACTCTATAGGAGATTGTGAGTCGGCAATAAGAAAATTAAATATGATTGCCGGCAAAATCAAAATGAAAAAAGATGGTGATAACTTATTAAAAACTTTTACGTTAGAAAAAATCAAACAAAAAGAAAATGAAATAATACAACATAAAAGAACTTTATTAGTTTTTGATGATATGTTAGAAATACTAGAAGATTACCATTTTAGTTTAGATGAATGGCAATTACTTTTAGATAATCAATAATTGGTCGGAATAGTAGGATTCGAACCTACGACCCTCTGGTCCCAAACCAGATGCGCTAGCCAGACTGCGCTATACTCCGATGGTGCCTTTACACAGAATCGAACTGCAAACCTCGGATTACAAAACCGATGTTATACCATTTAACTATAAAGGCAATTTGGCTCCCCAAGGTGGGCTCGAACCACCGACCAACAGATTAACAGTCTGCTGCTCTACCGACTGAGCTATCAGGGAATAATAAAATTGTGGCAGGTGAGGTATCTGGTCATTGATTAGTCAACAACTTGCCCATTCTCCTTTTACTTTCCTTACCACAAAACTTTGGCACGGGAACCAGGACTCGAACCTAGAATAACAGAGTCAAAGTCTGTGGTGTTACCATTACACTATTCCCGAACAATTTGGCGGTCCCAAGGAGAATCGAACTCCTATCAACGGCGTGACAAGCCGCTATACTAACCATTATACTATGAGACCAAAATTAGGTGTAGTCTACGCCTTTCCGTTGTCGCCACTACATGAGGTGTTACCCTGTCCATCCATTTTATTCTGTTGTCTGTGTGCAGTTAGGATTCTGCCTATCAGAGCCTGAGTTTTTCTCTCGCTAACGGTTTTCTGCCACCGGATCTCTCTCGCTAATCAAACGCTATTTTAACGAAAAATAGTAACGGGATTGGTGGAGAATCAGGGATTCGAACCCCGTATACCTGAGGTGGAAGATTTACAGTCTCCTGAAGTCGCCAATGCTTCTCATTCTCCATATAAAAACACACTAATGGTTTTTCCCCGTATACAGGTAAATTTCCTCCACCAAAAGGACATCCAGCGCTAGATGTTAGTGTGTTTTTATATGAACCATTTGTTTAGTGTTATCGTGCCTATTTGTCAACAATGTAGCTAGCACTGACAAGCGAATAGCAGTTATATTAGGATCCATTCCTCGCACAGTTGGACCCGCATAGTGTATACGTCTATACACGATACCTTGATAACACTAAACAAATGGTACTCGGTGGGGGAATCGAACCCCTCCTTACTGCCGTGAAAGGGCAGTGTCCTAGCCGATAGACGAACCGAGCATTTGATGCAAAATTTTTAAAGAACAGTTGCCAGTAATTTTTCAACTGGCGCCATCGAGGATACGATCCTTCTGGCTTTGAATCGATTTCTCAATTCATGAATGAATTATAACAGAACTGGAAGACCTGTCAACCAGACTGTTGTTAAAATACAACATATTTGGAATAGGTGACAGGACTCGAACCTGCATTTAACGGGTTTGCAATCCGTTCCCTAGCCTTTCGGGTCACACCTATACAATTGGCATCCCGCTACGGAATCGAACCGCAACTAAAAGTTTTGGAGACTTTTGTGCTACCACTACACCAGCGAGAAACAAATTGGCGGAAGCGGTGAGATTCGAACTCACGGTACCTTTCGATACGCTGGTTTTCAAGACCAGAGCCATAGACCACTCGACCACACTTCCAAACAAAAAACCCTAGATTTTTTAGGTCTAGGGTTTTGTGTTTAGAGTTTGATAGAACTTTTTAGTTACTTTTCCTTAACACAAAACCTGGTCGACCATGATTCATCACAATTGTGATAGATGGAGGTTGTCGGTAATGTGTTGTTAAATTTTGTCATAGTATTATTATATAGGAACTTTTATGCCTCGGCAAGCCCTATTAAGCAATTAATCTTTTCTTTTCTGCCTCTGTTACCACTTCTTCAAACAAAGATTGATTGGCCAATACCTTTGCTGCATCTTCTGCAACATCTGGATTATAGTCTTTGAAGTTACCACCGTGGCCAATTTTGATATGACATTCTTTGTCCATGCAAAGTGTAATCAGATTGTTCAAGTCTAATTCAAGTTGTGGAAACAGGTGAAATGGTTTCTTGTGGTGTACATTCAGATTCTTGCTTGAACCACATGCAGCGCATGTTGGTTCTAATTTCAAGTGTAGTTTCTCAACATGAGGCCACTTTGGACTTCTTGCTTTTGATACACCAATTTGTGCATCACGATCCTCAGTTTTTGTTAGATTAAGTTTTCTTGTCATTTTATTTTCCTTTTAAGACCAGACACGGAAGTTTTCAAAGCAACATGGATTAGAACTGTCATGCTCACGATAGAATAATGAATTTTTATCTTGATTAGGAGTCCAATCTGAATAAACAGTTACTAATGGTTCCCAATACATATCACCAATTTCCATAATTTCTTCAAATGGTAATGATTCTGGTTCGATATAACCTTCATTTGGATTATTAATCATCCATACGATGGCACCTAACATAGAACCGGCAACTTGCATCGATGTGGCGTTTTCACCTTCAACTAATTTACGAGCGCCATGAATATCTAATTGTGATCCATGCCACATACAGAAATCATCACCAATCAATAGAACACCAAGTTCATCCATACCAGCAACAATTTCATCTTTGGCAATACGTTGTTCTTTTTGTAAGTCTAATTCGTTACCACGCATTTCATGCAATGAAGCTATTGCTGCATCACATGCTTGATACACATAGTGTACAGTTGGTCGGAAAGATTTATCTTTCGTTTGGAAATATTGGCTGATAGTAATAGATTCAGAATGTTGAATACAATAACCATTGAACTGTCCACCATCAGGCACCCAAGATTTCATTAATACAGAAGCACCTGGCTGGTGTAAGAAAGCAGCCCAACCTTGTGTTGAACCACCTTCTGGCTTCTTATTCTCATGTGTACCCCATCCCATTTCAGCAGGTGCACGACCTTCGGCCCAAAAGCCTTCGCAAGACCATGTATTAACAAATTCATCTTTGGTCTTTGGTGCAGAAATAACTTGTTGGTCACGTTCAGCAATATGTACAACTTTAACACCAAGCGACTTCATCAACTGAGCCCAACCTTCTTGGTCTGTAGGTGCTGTTGCATCACGACCACGTTTCTTGGCCAATTTCAATAGAGCACGTTTAGTTAGATGTGTAACATAACCAGGATTTGCACCATGTGTCACACATAGAGTTGCAGCATTTGGATACTCACTTAATGCTTCACGCATAACATTATGTGTGTGGAATAATGTACGGTCAGAGAGTTTAGGAATTGTTTCGTCTGGATGATGTTCCCAACGTTCTAGTGATGTATCAATTTCCATTACATCATTCTGAGCACACCATTCAAGTAAAGATTTGGCATCAATATTAAGTGAAGCATTGATAATCATATCACCTTCACCAACGTATTTCTTCAATTCTTTTTTGTAATTGGTATGTGTGATTTCTTGGCGAACATAATTGACACCAGAACCAGCATGACGTTTCAAGAAAATTGCTCGGTGGTTGTCACGTTCTAATACAGTTATGTTTTTTGGGTCAACAACAATATGTCTAAGAACTACAGGAAGAATGGCTTGACCAACTGAACCATAACCAATGATAAGAATTTTACCGTTGAACTCAGCGTATTTTTCGTATTTTGATTTTTCGAATTCTTTAAATGCAGGAAGTTTCATGTCTATTTTTGTTTTTATGTTACAACTAGTATATTTATATCTTCCAACCTATAGGCTTATTATCAATTGCTTGGGCTGGGTTCTTAAAACCATCAAATATTTCCCACAAACTTTCGGATATAGCAAACTTGGTTACTAATCCAATCTCACGACCATGAGCATCTATTTCCCATGGATGTATCCAATAGTCTATTTCGTCTGAGTTTATTTTTCTACCAAGCCAATGTGACAATTCATCATTAGTTTCATTATTGATATGTTGTTTGATATGCACCATCTCATGTGCAAGTGTTTCTATGATTGTTCTGGCACCAATACCTGGATGCACTTCAATCAGAAATTCTCTAGGTTGATTTCTTGTATTATATTCTTCAACCAGACAGGAACCATAATCTTTTATTTTGTCATCAAATTTAATCTTAACAAAACAGTTATTTCTAATTTTTTTATTAACGATTAATTCTTTGGCAAAAAAATGGACAGCCCGTTCTACATAAGGCTTGAAATCTTCATCAGGACAGTTATAAATTCGCAACTTCATAAGAACTCCTTGAGATGACCAGCCTTATTTAGGATTTCAGATTTGTTCCACTTTTACTCCTGCTTTGGTGAGGAAGTCCACTCCAGTGCTGTCACGATAACTATTACGATAATAAACAGAAGATATGCCAGCTTGAAATACCAACTTGGCACAATCAAGACAAGGAGCGTGAGTGACAAACAATACACTATTGTCTCCAGATTCATTAGATTTCGCCAGTTTAGCGATAGCATTAGTTTCCGCATGTAACACCTCAGGTTTAGTCTTTAATTCTTTAGTGAAATGATTGTAATCATACCTTGGATCACTTGGATTAACACTCACAACTTCCTCACAGTTATTATCCCATCCAGACGGTGTTCCGTTGTATCCAATAGAGATAATACGTTCATCTTTGACTATGATGGCACCAACATGTAGTCTTATGGCGGTAGAACATTCCGCAAAGA